GCTTACGCGAGCACAGAAGACTGTAAAACTAAGATCAATGCAAAGGGGGTGAGCTATCAAAGATAGCTCCACTTTATGCGTAAATCAAAGTTTACTATCTTCTGTCTCGGCGGACTTCTGGTCCGCCCCATCCGGCACGTCGGTATGGTACTTGGTTTATTATCGCAGGTATTCTCTGCGGATCCCCATCTCTCACATGGTGATGGATCACACGTAAAGGAGTTTCGTACTCCCAAGTAGCGCTCTGCTACTACGCCTACTTTTATAGTGGTGTGTAGGTCCACTTAAATTCCTCTTTATGAAGGTACTGGTGCGGTCGCAATTTGATACATCACCGGTACATTCAAAAAGAACAACGGGGTATAGTCAGTGCCTACTCCGAAGAAGGTGTGAATCTTTACGCTAGCAAAAGGAGTAGTGGACTGAGTTGCTGTGAAATTGATCACTGCTGTCTCGAAGTTGGCGCCATCGCTGGTATCTGTATCAATGCCCAATCGCGTTCCGTTATTGGGTCGTGTTGACTGAAATTTATAGTTGGTCATGTTAGGTAATGATACTGACAATCCGTCTTGAGTGCGACAGTTAGTGAGTGCAACTCCAGCAGTAGTGTAGGGCAGAGTACTATTTACTCCAGACACTGTTGCAGTAATATCCTGAGATAAGACACCTTGAGAAGTGGCAGAACCACTCACCGATCTATAACAGGACAGATTCGATATAGGATTCGTTGATTCAGGGACGAAGTGCCACATAATTGAACCTCGTTGAGCCACAAAACAATTTGACACTATGTGGTATGGCGTCATGGGGCCATAATTGAATGGGTAAGTATTCGCTGTAGTTATGACACCCTTAGCCGTAGTCACCGTGTCCGGATCATACCCAAATGTGCGGGGATACCGAAAAAATGGTTTATACCATCGGTAAGCGCCGGCAGGTGTGAAGGAATTGTACAGCACTTCATTTGCGTTAGCACGTCTCAACAATGGACGGACCGAGCGCACACATTCGCCAAAATTTACCTTGTATCTATCCATATTCAAGTCACTCACTGTACCGGGTGTGTACTCACTATCACTTTGCACTGCAAAGGGTGAAATCCGCGGCAACACATCTGGTGTCGAAAATTCAATATTGTCCGCAGCGCGGACTGACACTAGAACTCGCACAGGAGCCACTGCAATGGGTGCGGTTAAGAGGGTAAGTACCTTCATGGAAAGAATACCGTTTGCCTCAGAGTTAATGGCCAATGTCGGTGTACTAGATCCCGTCCACTTGGTCGCTGTACTCAACAAATCACAAGTTAACCAAGGCAGCGCCTGGTGATAGGGAATCCGGACTTCAAATTCAGGTTCCTCTCCAATATCAACAATTTTATTGAAAACTACCGAACCTGTGTCTCCAGTTGTTTGTACACCAGCATTTACCGGATCGTAAGATACTCGCAGACGTCCTTTGTGATACTTCGAGGCTACTACAGTAAACTTGAAGATCATGTCACCACGCCAATACTTAAACATGGCCGCCACCATAGCTGACGGCGTCAAGTACAGGGCGTTACCATTCGTATTCAAACTTCCATTGGATAAGAATAAGTTGGGCGTGACCAAACTTGTGAACAAGGGAGTATCCACTGGCGTGGTTGTACTCCATGTAACTCCAGTCAAATAGCTATCGCGAGTGGCCAAATTTTGGATTGCCAGTGGATCATCACTAGGGAGTCCAACAATTGATGGGTCTATAGATAGCTCATTCTTGGCATCCAAAGTTAACTTCTCCACAGGGTACCCCAATTCTGGCGAAGCCAATTGCGGAAAGGGTGAAGGTCGCACTGGTTTAGTATCTTCGATGACAGGCACATTTGTGAACCCGAACAGTTTAGCTATCCCACTAATAGCTTTGGCTCCCATCTCTGTCGCTGTAGCAAACTTACCGATTACAGGCACTGACTTCAACAAACCAGCTGCATGGGAAACGATAGATGCTGGACGAGAGACAATACCTTGCCCATACTCATCTCCCTGCATGGACACACCGACGGATGGTCCAGAAAGAACGACATTCTCAGCCCAAGCGTAAACCTGCACGGAAACTCCTGCCCCAGTAACACCGTTAGCACTATCCAGCGCTGCATAGGTAACATACCTGAGAGTTCCCATGTTCGTGAAATCGGCCGCTCTCTGGACGCTAAGGTAGTCCTTTTGAAAAAAGAAAGGTAACGTCATTTCACCACCTTGTGAACTCATAGGGTTAATCCAGATACCTGGTTGCTGACTCAAAGGGATCAAGCTAGACACGCCAGTGCCAATGGTGCTAGGTTTAAACGCTGGTAGTGGTTGATAACATACCCTTTGGGCACCATAGTAAAAGGGCGACGCGTTCACAATAACCTTTATCTTCAGATCACATTTAACAAAAGCAAAGTTATTCAACTTGTACTTAATACTAGGATCATTGAAGAAAAGGTACCACGGTGAAATAGTGCGGGTAATGCCAATTGGATCAGTCTCCAACCACGTATAACTATCAATACGCACCGGGCGAGCCAAGAAATTTGAAAGATTGGCGCGAACATTAGCGTCATCCAAAGTAAAATTACTACGGATTTCGCTAAATCCTTCTGAAACGCCCTTAGCTTCATCACTGAAAGTTGTGGTGACCACTTCAGTCACCGCAGGAGCTAGCTTGGTGTCTGGATCCATATCAGCTTGAACTCGAAATTGTTCCCACTTCAGAGCCGGGGAACCATGACTCATGTTTTTTGTTGTATTTTTCTGCGGTCTTTTATGACGATTACTGAGAATGACCTATTACTCAGTATCGGTAATACTCATATGGACACCCTGAATCCTCAACCTAAATAGGCGAGCCATGAGCCGGCAGGTTTTCATGTACGCGCACACTTTATATATCAGAGAGTATTTACGCAAGTTAATATGTAACAGATCGACATACATGTACCACTTTTGGTTTTGCTTTACGCAGCCCAGAGTGGCAACTGGGCACGGTCACCGAACTTATTAATATGTTCGGAAGCTTTATGAAATCGCTCCATCAAAGCATCCCAAGAGGCAAGGGGGAACATGCGAAAATATGCTTGAACCTCAGGGTGCTCAGCAAGCGACTTCAAGTAGTTCTGTTCTGCTAGGAATCGCTCCTTACCATACCAGAACCACTCATCATTTGCGCTGCGCATAACACTGGCCATGTGCGCTTGGTCCGACAATGTTCGCGAGCGGGTAGCGATCATCAACATTTTTTTGATCGACGCCTCCTCCAATGGACAGAAGTATGCTCTAGCCTCTGCATTCCATACCCACTTGCGCTTCAAGAAAGAAACGTCATCAATGTGGATATAAGGTACTGACTCACTTTCTTTGTCCGCCATGGTGTATTTCACGTTGATCGTAGAGAGCACGTGTGCAATGGTAGTGTGATTGAAGTGAGGCACTGCGGCATGCACGTTAAGCGCATTGTCATCTCCATAGGTAAGGAGAGCGACATGTTTCTGGAAGCACGCCAGAATGGC